AGGAAATCGAGTGGTAATTTCCTGTTCTCCTGAATTAGCTTCAATGTTTGCGGAGAAGTTCTCAGTGGTAGAACACAATGCAGCATGTGGAACATACCACGATTATTGGCTTCCTTCGATGTCGGCAGTAGTTCCGCTGGGATACGAGTATGAAGACTTAAAAGGAACTCCGTATATCGAGCGTACTGCTGACCCAGTACCGGGACGTATAGGAGTGAGGTGGAGCGGCAATCCAAAGTTTGAACATGAACAGCACAGGTTCTTCCCTGCTGCTTTAATGTTCGACGCAGTTAAAGGATATAATTGTGTTTCCTTGCAGAGAGATAAAGATTCAGAATTAAAACCAGAGTGGATGGAACAAGCTCCGTTGGATGATTGGCAAGTTACCAGAAAGTCAATTAGTGAATGTGAGTTAGTGATAAGTTCCTGCACCAGTGTTGCACATTTAGCGGCAGCGATGGGTGTGGAAACGTGGATTGTGGTTCCTGTTTTGTCATACTACCTGTGGGCGCTGCCGGGAGATGTGACACCATATTATGATAGCGTCACGCTTTTCCGACAGGAAAAATATGGAAGTTGGAAAGAGCCTTTCGCAAAGATCAAGGAGCAGTTGCAATGTATGCACACGTTAAAGAAGATGGCAGCGTAGATTATCTGGGCGGCTTGCCCAAAAGCTGGGGCAGCGTATCTAATTTACATTTGTCAAACGGTGATGATGCTTATCTCAAGACTCTTGGGTGGCTCCCGCTGGTGGAGACAAATGTCACTCCTACTGTCAATCAGACATTTGAAAAAGATGTAGTTACTGTCGAAGAAGACAGGGTTCTTTTGATACATCGCGCAAGAAACATGACAGCAGCGGAAATAGCTGATCGTGATTCAAGTCATATGAATAATTTGCGGGAATTAAGAAACCAGAAACTTGTAGATTCCGACTGGACGCAAGCCTCTGACCACTCTTCTCCTTTGGCTGATGCCAAGAAATCGGCATGGGCAACTTACAGACAATCTCTGCGCGATCTGCCAGCGACGGCTGACATGCGATCATGGCCGTCTGTGTGGCCCACTGAACCAGCATAATGACTTGGCTTCGCTCCATCCTGATAGGGACCGCTTTGGCGGTCCTTTTTTATTCCACACCGGCCCGCTCAGAGTTGGAGGCAATCCCTCTGACAGGCGATGCCGTACATCCGTGCGGTGGTGCTGGGCTGGAGTTGAGAAGCATCACGCAGTATTTTCAGTACCGATGGCGTGCACGCTATAGGGACTTGAACAACGAAGAGGTGAAGGAGTGGGTTGCGTACCATGAGTTGGAGGGCGTTGACATTACGATGGCCCGACTTTTCCAATCTTCGATGCAGCCGGTGTTGACGGTGGTGTCGGCCAAGAGGTTTGTTAATTATCTAGACGGGAAGCCATTAGTAGACTTGATGTGTGTAGTGAAACTGGATGGTAAGCTGACAATGGAATATACTCCTAAACAATTGCAGCATATCTTGGAGCCTAAAGGGTCTCAGATATAATGCCCTTAACAAAACTTCAATTCAAGCCGGGTGTTAATACGGAGGTTACCTCCTACACCAACGAGATGGGTTGGCGAGACTGCGACAAGATCAGGTTTCGTTTTGGTTTCCCTGAGAAGATTGGTGGTTGGGAGAAGTACTCCATTATTTCCTTTCTTGGAACACCACGGTTTCTGCACGCATGGTTGGCTCTGGATGCCTCAGAATATATGGCGGTTGGGACACACCTGAAGTTCTACATTGAAGAAGGGTTAGGGTTCAACGACGTTACGCCGCTTCGCAAGACAACTACCTCCACCGCCACCTTTGCGGCAGTGAACGGTTCCACTACTATCACTGTTACTGATAGCGCCCACGGTGCAATCGAAGGAGATTATGTCACCTTTGCAGATGCTGTAAGTCTGGGAGGGAATATCACGGCGTTAGTGTTGAATGCGGAATACGCAATCACGGAGGTTACATCTGCCAATACCTACACCTTCACAGCGTCTGCCACAGCGAATGCTTCGGATACTGGGAATGGAGGCGCTAGTGTCATTGCTTACTACCAGATCAATATCGGTATTGACACGGTGGTTGCGGGCAGTGGCTGGGGTGCAGGAACATGGAGCCGGGGTGCTTGGGGTTCGGCAGCATCCACGGTGGCAGGAGGAGCTTCCCTTCGTATCTGGCAGGGAGATAATTTCGGTGAAGATTTAGTGTTCAATATTAGAGACGGTGGTGTCTATTATTGGGACAAGAGTGTCAAAGCGCCCACCCTTGGTGCGGAGACAGGGAGGGCGGTGACCTTATCTTCCTTGGGTTCGAGTGCGCCAATAGTAGCACGTCAGGTTCTGGTGTCGGACAGAGATCGTCATGTGATTGCTTTTGGTTGCAATCCTCTTGGCGACACCGTGCAGGACAAGCTGCTTATTCGTTTTAGTGATCAGGAGTCTGCTACCTCATGGGAGCCTACTACCAGCAATTCCGCTGGTGACCTTCTGATTGGTAATGGTTCGGAGATAGTGGCAGCGGTAGAGACGAGACGTGAACTTATTGTCATTACTGATGTTGGCGCTCATTCCATGCAGTTTATTGGTCCTCCGTTTACCTTTGGTATCTCCCAGATTACTTCTGGTACTACCATCATGGGGCCGAATGCAGCGGTAGCGGTTGGTGACAGCGTTTATTGGATGGGCAAGGACAGGTTCTACATCTACGATGGACAGGTCAAAGCGTTGCCCTGTTCGGTTCGGGATACAGTGTTTGATGATTTCAATACCTCCCAATTCTCCAAGGCTTATGCTGGAAGCAACACTGCCTTCGGTGAGATCATATTCTTCTATCCAAGTGCAGGATCTACCACGAATGACCGCTATGTAGTTTACAATTACAACGAAGGGATCTGGTACTTTGGTACATTGGATCGTACCGTTTGGCTGGATCGTGGGTTGAAGACCTACCCGGTTGCAGGCTCCTCCACCTCCAGTTATCTGTACAACCAAGAACTTGGTGTGGATGACGATGGAAGCGCAATGACTGCGTACATTCAGTCTTCGCCCACAGGATTTGAGTCGGGGGAAGATTATCTCTTTATCCGTCGTCTGATCCCTGACATTGATTTTAGTCAGTCTGATGCAAGCGCGACCAAGGAGGCGGTGTTTACTGTTCTGACACAACGCTTCCCCGGCACTGGTTTTGTCGGGTCTACTGCTTCTACGGTTAGCAGTACCACAGAGCAGAGCTTTATCAGGGCACGGGGTAGATCTTTTGGCCTACGGGTAGAGTCTACAGGTGTTGGTGTTGGCTGGCGTCTTGGATCTTCAAGGGTGGATGTAAGAGCGGATGGACAACGATGACAATTAGTAGATCCCTTGTACCGCCTCAGTTTGCTATCCCCCCAACGGAGTATAGTCAGCATTACTTTGCGGATGTTACCAGAGCTTTCTCAGTTTTTGTGGTTCAGTTACAGCAACCGGGAGAAGGCCGTGCTACCACGATGACTCTGACTGATCTTCCTACCAGTGATACTGGTCTGGAGGAGGGGGCTTTGTTTATGGTAGAAGGTTTCGTGAAGATAACGAGGTTGGCTTACCCTAACCCCGCAGGGACTATTAGCACTGGTGCAGTTGGCACCGTCACTGTTGTGACTACTTAGGAGAGATTTATGCCTGTTGTTCAGACACCAATCCCCGGAGAGCAGCTTGCCAATATGGACGAGCAAATGCGTGCGGCAGTAGGCGCTGTCCCCCCTGTTCCTTCTGTTCCACAGGAGATGTTGCAACAAGCTGCTGCGGCTGCCCCAGAGCAAGAACTTGCAAGGCTCGCAAGCGCAATGAATGCTCCTCTCCCACCTGAGATGCCTGTAGTACCAATGGCTCAGGGAGGACTCCCGACTGTCAGGATGGAAAATCCCGGCAATCCTTATGGCGCTCCCGAATACGTCTACGGTTTGACCAACAGTCCGGGGGCGATGATAAGAACGATAGGCCAAATGAGTGACCCCCGATATGCAAATCAGGTGAGTTTAACAGATTGGAATGCGGCTTATGGTCCCAATGCTGGTGGAGTAGGAGGTGGTGGAGGAGGTGCGGTAGCTGCTGCTATTCCAGAATCAACCAGAGGCCCTGTTCAAACTATTTCTCTTGGGGATTACACCCCACCTCCCGCAGATTATCAGCATGGCATTGATTCTCAGTGGGATTACTATCCGGGTTCATCAACAACAACTGTCGGTATGAATACGGGCGGCATGGTTCAGGATGCTATGCGGCTACAGTCTGCTGGCAGAGGCCCCCATGACAGGCTAGTCCACATGACACAGGATGAAGTGAATGCGCTGAATGCGTTGTCTGCTTCTGGTATCGGTGGGCTTCGCGCCAATGGCATGGCTATCAATCCTAATACGGGACTACCTGAAGCAGGTATCTGGAGTAGCATATTGCCAATGATTGCTGGCCTTGGCCTGACAGTCGCCAGTGGTGGCGCTGCCGCACCTTGGATGATGGGGTTAGCTGGTGCTGGTGGTAGCCTAGCTGGTCAGGCAATCGAAGGTGAAGGGATTGACGTTGGGAAACTGTTCCTCTCCGGGCTTGGCGCATGGGGTGCCGGAGAACTTGGGAATATAATGGGTGGTGCTGGAGAGGTTGCGGGAGCGCAAGCAGCAGAAGCAGCCGCTCAGGTGCCTGTTGCTGGCGGTCAGATTGCCAACGTAGGAGCTTTAGGCCGAGCGGCTGGTATGGGTGTGCAAACAGCAGCCCCTAATGCTTTCTCAAGTCTTACTGCAAATCTTCCTGCAAATCTTCCCACTGATGTTGGGACGAAGTTAAGCGCACAGTACCTGAAAGACCAGAATGCTGCTCTGATGGCAGCGGGCCAAGCGAAATTTGCTGCCGAGCCAACTATGGCCGCAGTTAGCAAGGGGTTTGGCGGCTTTGATCCCACACAGTGGGCATCCACTCCGGGTACAGTTGGTTTGAAAGAGACACTCATGCCGGGTGGTGCGGTGGCCGCTAGTGCTGCTGATGCTTTCAATTTATTTGATCCACCTGAGACAAACTGGGGCGAGGATACGGGGATAGAAGGCTATAACTATCAAGGCCCATATCTTCCCTATCAACAGACAGCCACTGCACCGCCTGAAGGATTCCAACCGGGCATTGACCCGCAGTTCCAGTACTTCTCTTACGGGAATAAGGGTGGCTATGTAGGTGGTCTGCCGACAATCAGAGCGCAGTCTGGATACGAGCAGTATAATATGTCGCCTAATAAACAACAGCAGCCACAACAGGGATCGCAAATTATCAATCAGTTAGCAATGATGGGCGCTGGTCTTGGTGGCCAACAGCAGGTTACACCATTTAGTCAGACCCTAACGCAGCAGAAGGCACGAAGCAAACAACCGCTTGGTATTTATACTTCCAGTATTGATCCCAATAAGATACCGATGGTGAGCCCGCAGGGAATGCCACAGCAAACAGCAATGGCTGCTCATGGCGGCCCAGTTGGTAATCTTATAGATCCTCAGTACCGCTGGTCTGATACACCTGATCCTATGATGAGAGAGCAGGTCTATCGCAGAGCTAATGG